TACCCAATACACGAAGAATCATATTTACTTCTTCAACAGTCAATTCAAGTTTGATCATTTTTCACTCCAGTTAAATTATTTAGCGGCAATTTTCTTACCGATGTTATATTTAGGAACTAAATCCCAGTCTGCTTTCTCTTTGTATGCAACAACTTTAATTTGCGACAAAGAGACTTTTGGTTCTGCTTTCACTGCATTAACAATTGAAAGCAAGCCCCAATCTTGTAACAATCCAGAGACAGTATTTCTTCGCTCGATGTCATTACCAGTTATGTTTGATTCTTTACCGTCAAGAGCGAACAGCTCTTTAAAGTGCACAATAAAGTATCTACCCTGTTTGTGTAGGATATGACATGATTGGTATAGTTTTTGTTCTTTCCTTGAAGCAATGCCAATTCTGGTCAATGTTTCACGGATCTTTAGAAAGTTATCTGGTTCTGGGAGAGTGACTTCTAACATAGAATCGGGCGTCCAGTCATAATAAATCATTTCAACAGTCATTATTTTCCACCTTTATATAGTCGTTCTTCGATCATCTTCAACTGGTCTGGACTTAGAATATCCATGACCGCTTTTGCCTTTTCTGTGGAATATTTATAGTATTCCATGACAAGTTGAAGCGTCTGACTATCGGCTTCTTTTTTGTGCCATTTAGAAAAACGCTTCTTCTTAGATATACTATTTAGGAAAAAGTCATTTTGCCAAACCTTCGGCACATCTGAACGCTGATTCATCTCATTTGCATACATTACCGTATCGGCGAAATAACTCAACCCTCTATTTACCATAAAGGAGTTGTAGTCTTTCTCATTCTGAGAGTCTTCTCTGATTAAATCTTTCTTAGTTTGATTAATGGCTGTTAAAAAGTCAAAGGGTGACATTTCGAATACCACTCTTTTCTATCTGCTCACGTGGAGCAGCAAAAGATTTTCCTGGAAATCTTGAGGCTAATTCCTTGCCCAATTCCCCACCGTTTATTCCCTTTGCCATAAACTCATAATTATCTGCACGGTAAACATAGATCGAGTCATCATGACGTTCTATACGAACCTCAATAACATTATCTGTCATTCCCTTCTCTAACCTTTGCATTATTGATTCAATCTTTAAATGTACTGCACGGCGATGTGTAAACCAACCAATGATAAACCCAGTGGCAAGACAAATAATAATTGCAAATACATAACCAAATAATTCCATTTCATTCTCACTTAAATTTACATTGAATCATAACTTCAGTCATGGCAGCAACTGTATTTAGTTCATGATCTGCCACGAACGCTGCTTTGTACTGATAGTCTGCAAGAATTAAGACTAGATGATGGATTGTACTTGGATCTAGATAGTCAACTGCCTTATCATATAACTCACGGAACAGTGAGGTTGTTTCAATGTCAGAGTTCTTGGCAACCCACTTACGAACCTCAGTGAAGTTTTTGGTCTTAAGATAACCAACCAATTCCTTGTATGATTCTTCAGAGAGATTAACCAAAATACCTGAGTCAATCTTACCAGTTACAGAGTACCGTTGAAGTTCGTTTAGAATCCTACGATAATCTGGGAAGTGACGTGTGATAACTTCAGCTACAACCTTCGGGTCAAACTCTACGTTCTCATTCTTTAGAATGGTTGTGGCACGTTTGAAAAAGTTAGCAGCGATCTTTTGCTTTTCTTTACTGTCAATCTTAAACTCAATCACGGAGCAACGACTATGTAGTGGCTCAATAATTCTGTTCTTAAAGTTACAGGTAAAAATGAATCGACAATTACCTGAGAACTCCTCAATGAATCCACGAAGGGCAGGTTGAGTTGAGTTGGCATTCAGATAGTCTGCCTCATCAAGAATAACAACCTTGCGGGATTCAGTGAGGGATACCGTTGAGGCAAAAGATTTAATCTTTGTACGAAGAACATCGATGCCTGATTCTTCTGAACCGTTGATCAAAAGATACTCGGCACCGATCTCATTACAAAGTGCTTTGGCAACTGTGGTTTTACCAACACCAGCTGTGCCACAGAACAAAAAGTTTGGAAGTTGACCGTTACTAATAAACTGCTTAAAAGTTTCTTTCAAGCTGTCTGGCAAGATACAGTCGTCAATGGATTGTGGGCGATACTTTTCAACCCAAAGGAATTGTTCACTCATAATATAATTTTCTCTCAATGTTGACCAAATGGATTGTGGGGAAGATCTGAATCACTCCCCTTCGGAATTACTTCATAATAATTAGGCTGTGAAAGCGGAGTCGGCTTCAACGGCGATGTAATAGGTAAGGTCGTTTCCTGTTCCTTGGAATCTGGAGATTTTCTTACTTGAGATTGAGACATTGTATTCTCCTGGAAGCATCTTTAAGTTTTCAACTTTAAGATTAACCTTGAATGTGGCGTCAGTTGTGCCGACATCTACATTATAGGTGTTATGTGATGCGTCTTTCTTATCACAGACAACGACACTAACCTTACCATTCTCACCAACGATTGTCAAATCCGGTGCACGAAGCACACCTGATGTTTGATGAATCAATCCCAATGCGCCAGCTGTCAATACAAAATTGATTTCTGGATCTGGGAAGGTAATTTCTTTTGTTGGGACATGAAGGTTAGCAGCTTCAGCTGCATAATATTTGATACTGTTACCTGCCTGAGCAATCGTAACATACTTTTCTTTAAAGTTTAAATCTGGGTCTTCAAATAACGATAGAGCACCTAAGAATTGATTAAGATCATAGATACCAAAATCACTTGGTAATGATTCTGTAATGGTACTTGATGCCATAATATTCTTTTGTTGAGAGATCGTAGAGATCTTACTACCTGTCTTTAAAAGAAGATTGCTATTAATGGCAGCAAAGTTCTTTAAAAGATTCAGGGTTTCTTTTGATAGTTTCATTTTAATCCTTAGAGTATTTAACATCATGTTCATAAAGAAACATTAGGCAACACATTGCATGCGCCAGATGGTTCTTACCAGTTTCCGGATCATTTTGCTCACCCTCTTTCCATGCCCATAGATGCCTTTGCATAGCATCAAAGTATCTGCTCTTAGAATCGGGAACAAACTTCCAGTTGTCTGGTTCATATTTCTCGGCACCAAAGGTAAGGATTTCAACTGTAGCCTTCAATGCAAGTGGAGGTAGTAAACCATATTGCAGTTTACCACCATCAAATTTTCGACCGCCAATAGTGGCAGTTTGAGACGCTTTAATTTCTTCTGGAGTTGGCATAATAAAGAATTGGGACTTACAGTCTTTGACATGCCCAACCTATTTAAGCAGTGCGGGTGAAGATTGAAGAACCTAGAATAGCATTTGCAACTGCAACCATACGCTTAGTAGGTGTACCGATACGATACTTTACAACCTCACGACCATCGCTTAGTTTGGCTTGGTTTGAATAAACACAATAACCTTTTAAACGTAACTGGCGAACAGCTTCACGTGGATTTTTCAAACCGAATGAACCAGTAATTTGACGAGCAGTCAATTCAGCACCAGACTGCAAATGTGACAACAATTTTGCTTGTTTGGACATAATATCTCCATAATACCATCAATAAAAAATAGTCGGAAGATAGATGGTAAACTCTCCCGACCTGAAAACCTAGACATCAATACCATTCGCTCGAAGTTCATCAAGGAATTCTGCATCTGACACATCTTCAACTAGGTCAGAATCAGCGATGATCTTTTCCAAACGAGATACTTCATCTTTGGTTGTGGATTTTGAAGCTGCTTTCACTTTAACCTTTGGTTGCTTGGCAGGTTTGGTTGGCGCACCCTTAGCAAAGTCAGATAGTTCAGCAGCAGTTGGCCATGGCATTTCATATGAGCCACGACCGACACGGTTGTTGCTTTGAAGCCAATTAGGATAACCCAGCTTCTCACCAGTTGAAGAACGGGTATCCTTCAGTTGGTAATATGAGGCATGGATATCCTTAGCACCCAAAACAGTTTTTTCGGCATACGCAGGATACAACTCCAGAGTACGAACGATGAACGACTTCTGGGAGTTAGTCAAGTCTTTAAATTTCAGCATAATGTATATTCCTTTTATCAGTCCAACTTATATTATAACCTATTTGCGAATTAAAGTAAAGCACTAAATTGAGGTTTCTTGCGAAGGTTCCACGGGAGCTGCAGCCTCTTCAGTCTGGATTTCGCCAGTAGATACCTTATCGAACAGGTCAACGAAGGCAATGCGGGTTGCATCATCGAAACGATTGGTACAAAGCTCGATTGCCTTTTTCTGGCTCTTAAAGATCGCAAAAGCACGAACGATATGAGCCAATCGACGGGTAGTAATTGTTTCGTCAACACCACCTGCATCAAATGTACGACGGATTGCCTCAGCCCATTTAACAAGGTTTGATGCAAAATCTTCGTCTAAACAGCTATGAGATTTCATTAGGTTTTGAACGATCTTAATTTCTACTTTGGCGTCAGGGTATTCCTGATTAAAAGTCACGGCAAATCGCTCAAGGAATGCTTCGTTCAATACGTTGGTGCCGATATAGCGACCATCTTCCGAACCCTTACCCTTGGTATTGGCAGTTGCGAACATGTTA